AGTCTTCATTAAACTTTTAGTTAGTAAACTACCAGTTATAGCTTTGGTCATAGAGTGTGTATATATACTTAATATCTCTATTGGGTCTGTAACAACATCATATCCTTGTGCTTTTAACTCATCTAGTTTTAACTTTAATCTTCTTTGTTGACCAAATTTACTTCTACTTTTTAATATATCACCAAACTCGTGTACCCAAGTTTCAGATATTTCTGCCTTGTTTTTAAATATGTGAGATACATACTCTCCTGCAAAACCTTTTTCAAATATCTCGGCTTTTATAGCGGCACGTTTAAATTTCTTCATGACATCACGCCATATATCAACAACTTCTTTTTGGGGGGAGTTTAAGTTTTTATATGCTTTAGAATCTTTCCCACTTTCTATAGCGTTTAAAAAATTTGTTTGGTCTGCCTCTAATGGAAATTCTCTCCTGATATTTTTAATTGTCATTATAGCTTCAGCTTCTAACAAATCAGAAAATATTTTACTTTCTTGTGCTTTTTTAGAAACAGCCAGTTTCATTCTGGCTTTATCTACATTAACATTCTTTAAAGAACCCCTAGCTAATGCGGCTACTCCAGCTCCTACTATAGCAGCAAAGACAGGGTTTTCATCAAAATTATAATATCCAATAGCCGAACCAACAACACCAGCTTTTACTAATGAACTTGTTTCTACAGGTAATCTTGATTCTTTACCCGCTTGTTTTAATGCTTCATCAAATCTTGTTATAGGTGGTGTTTCTTCTGGTTTACCCTTTACAGCCTCTTTACCCCTCTCTCGCTCTAATCTCTTGGTATATTCGATTAATGATTCGTTGGATGGTTTTTCATTTATTGCCTTTTGTCTACCCAATCTAAGGGCTGCTTCTGACTGTGCTTCTTTCATAGTCAGTTTAGGATTTTTCTTCCTTATAGTAGCGGCAAGAGCATCTATTTCTGTTTTAATTTGTTTTTCCGAACCTTCGTTTAAAGCTTTTTCCCATTCGTTTACTGCTTTATCTGTATCTTTTACTATATTTTTTGTATTTCCTTTTTTTACACTAGCATCAACTGCCTTTAAGGCTAATGCTTTATTGTTTTTAACTTCATTAGCTTTCATTCTTTCTAGCCAGAACTCATATCTATTCTTGTAGTTAATACCTTTTGGCATAGCGGTTTGTTGCCATTCTGATGCTACTATAGGCTCTTCTCCCTCCACTCTAGGTGTTCTTGCTGGTGTCTCCCCTGTCCTTGGTTTATCAACATAAGGTAGTTTTGGTCTTACTACAGATTCACCATCTTTTATTACGTTTTCAAATTTAGACTCACCATCCCACATTCTTTTTTGAGCGTTTTTTGAATGTAACTTGTCTGTCAAATACCCTTTCGACATGCTAGTTACAGCACCAAAAGCAGAACCAAACAAGGCTCCCATTGCCGCCCCTCTCTCTACATTCTCTTGTTTAATATGCCCATTAAAGGTTAAATCATGTAAGGCTTCGTAAGTAGCTCCATAGGTAGCACCCTCTATACCACGACCAAGGGTAGTCTCAAACCTTTTAATATACTGTGGTTTAATCTTTGTAGCTAGATTTGCCATTTGCATCATTTTTTTATTAGCTACAGCTACTCTAGCTGGAATACCTAGATAACCAAGTAACAACAACTCTGGGTCTTTTACTACCATCGCACCCAATGAACCAAGTGTGTATGAAGGATTTTCAGCCATCTGTTTTAATCCATTCCATATGCCCATATCTTCAGGGTCATAACCATATTTCTTTTGAACGTCTGTTATATCTCCAGAATTATTTTCATACGCAGAAAACATATCATTTTTAAATTCAGTCATAACAGCCATATTGGCTGCTCTAGTTTCTTGTTCTTCTTCAGTAAGCTCCCTAGATTTTTTGATTTTACTGTAATAATTTTCTAATGCTAGAGAGTCTGTAAATCCAATAGTCTCACCAATAGCTTTAATTTGAGATTCAAACCATTGGTTTTTTTCTTCTTCTTCGGTATTTAAAAAATGCTTTTCAAAAGCTCTATACGCTATAGACTCAACATCATTCCAGCCCCTTATAAAATCAAGCTCTACGTTTTCTGGAGTTGTTGCTTTCCAATACTCAACAGTAGCGGCTTTCTCTTCTTCGGTTTTGTTAGGGTCAAAAGTTAAGTAACCTATTCCCTCTACATATTTTGTTGACATTAATTAACCTTTTTAAATTAAGCGTATGAAGTACCACCAAAAAGACTAGAGTTTACTTCATTTTCTTGGTCTGCTGCTGTCATATTAAACTGGTACCGTTTATTTAAAGGCTTCCCTGTATTGGGTCCACGTTTATAATACCACATATTTTTACCCTTGTGAAAATAAAAATCATCCTTGTTTAAACCCATACTTTCTGGTGTTACTACTTCATCTTTCTTTGTTTTTGTAGAAGTTTCATTTTTATTAATATTTAATGGGTTACCAGTTTGTTCTATACGAGTACCACTCTTAAAAAGATTTGCTATTTGCTCTATAAAAGGTGTGCCAGACTCTTTAGCAAACCTTTCAAAATATTCTCTTCTTAAATCTGAATCATTTTGTAGTTTATACACATCTGTATTTGTCAACCTCAGACTAACAAGCCAGTTTGCAAAAGTATCCTCAACAGCTTTTATTTTTTTATAAAATCTGTCTGATTCTCCTTTTTTCCATCCACCTTCTGTCCAATTAGTACCTATAATCAAAGGATACGTTCTATCTAATGGTTCGGAAATAATAAAATTACTCATCGTATTAGCAACACCTTTTACAGCATCATCTTTAGCCATGTTATATTTTTCTTTTGCTGCAACCTCTGTATCAAATTCGATAGATTCTTTTCTAAGCCTCATTTCTTCTGCTGGATTAACCTCTCTAATAGCAGCAAAGAACTCCTCTCTTTGTTCAGGGTCAGAAATGTTATAATTCTTAGAAATTCTTTTTATAGCATCATCTTCATTCTCTACACCAAGCATACCTCTTGCAGCTCTTCCCCAGTTCTGTTCTCCAAAATCTCCTTCATCAAAAGTAGCTATTAATTGTGGACTAAAATATCCCATTATCTTACCTCCATTATATTATAATCCATATCTACCACCTATTCTTGATGTGCTATAAGGGTTACTAGAATTACCTCTACCACTAGAACTACCTCCACCACTAGAACTACCTGAATTATTAGTAGTAGGATTAAATAAGTTACTAAAGCCTTTATTAATAGCCCTACCCATGCCTTTCCTAGCATTAAACATACCTTTAGCTCCGTATGCTTGAAGTTCAGCTGCTCTTGATGCTGGTTCAGTCATAGCTTGTCCAAGTCCTAACCCTAATGTTGCATAATCCATAGGTAGAGAACCTATTTGTTGAGCTTGCCCTAATCCTTGTGTTTGTCTACCTCTATAAGTATCAATCATAGATTGAGCTTTATCTAGTCCAGCATATTGTGCTTGTAGGTCTTGTTGTCTTTGTGCTTCTAGTAATGCTTGAGTTTGTCCAGCACCTCCAGTAGAACCTAACATACCTTGACCAAGTAATCTATTCTCCATAGCTAATCTCTGAGACTCTTGTTCTGGAGCATATAATGCTTTCTGCATCTCATAGAACTTCTGTCCAGCAGCCATAGGGTCTGCTTCCATGCCAGCAATATATGCTTTCTGAGCATCTGCATCCGCTAATTGTTGTTCATATTGGGATTGCCAATCTTCAGATAAACCAAGTTTAGAGACTTGATTATCTTGGTCAAACTCTACTCCTCCAAAAGCTCCCTCTACATCCCAAGGTTTAGAGCGTTTATATAGTTCATCTCCTATACCCTTTAATTTTTTATCTAATTTGCCAGCAGCAGAGCCAGTTATAGCCCCACCTAAAATACCAGCTCCTGCTGAAACTAGTGATGCCCAAGGTAATCCCATTATCTTTCTCCTATTTAAATTTCTATGAGGCAGTAACCTGCTGTACCAGCACTAGCTCCACCTACACTCAGGTTATTATGGGCATAGCCAGTACCACCAGCACCCCAAGATGAACCTATATTACTACTTAAAAAACTAGCTCCTCCAGCAGCACTACCTTCTCCCTGTGGTCCTCCTGTTCCAGCAGTTCCAGACCCAGAGGTTAGAGCATTACTTACTCCAGTTAATGTGCCACCAGAGCCTCCTGTACTACTACCTCCTCTACCTCCTCCTCCACCACCAAAAGTTACACTTACACCAGTTCCAGTTATTGTTGTGTCACCACCAGCAGTACCATTATTATTACCACCATTTGCTCCAGCAGCTCCTCCAGAACCGATAGTAATGGTTAATGTTTGTTCAGCAGTTACAGTTACTGGTGCTTTCATACAGCCAGCAGCACCACCGCCACCACCTTTATCTTGGTAGCCTCTACCTCCTCCGCCACCTCCACCAGAACCAGAAACATATATCGTTGTTATTCCTATAGGTACATCAAAAGTACCACTAGAAGTAAATGAAGTATTGGTAGCTCTTGTAATACCAGTTAATTGAGAACCATCTAAAGCAGGTAACTTACCAGTAGAATCCATAACAACGGGATAATCGGCTGTATTCTTATTATCGTAAATTTCACCATTAACGAAGGCTGTAGTAGCCACGTTGGTTGAATCATCATCTCCAGCCATTGTAGGAGCAGTAGCTGTTCCTAAAGTGGTAGCTCCAGTAACTCCTAATGTACCAGCAACTGTTTGATTCCCATCTACTGTTAAAGCATCTGTGCTAAAAGCCTCAGAAGTGGAACCATTTAACTCTGCTTTAGAATTTACTGCTGTCTGTACTGCTGTAAATTCAGTATTAAAATCTGAACCTGATATTACTTTAGCTGGGTTAGTATCTGCTAAAGCATCCTTACCCGACCAAGCAACTGCTATTGAATAATTACTCATCGTATTTTCCCTTGTTTAAATAATAATGTAATGTCTTGAAGTGAAGCTACAAAACCCTTTGTCTGTGATGTTATAGATAATTGTAAATGTTTAGCTCTTCCTGTTAATGGTATATTGTATTCATTTAGTCCAAAAATAGGTGCATATTTAGAAGTTCCATATAATGATGTACTGGCTCCATATAAAGATAAAGTACCAGAAGTGGAAGGATTAAGCTGGAAAGAGTAAGCTTTAGAAGGAGTAACTCCAAAATCTTTATACCATTGTATAGAAATGTCAGTACCAGAGCCTCCATTAAAAACAGCCTTCATTTTCTTTAATATAGAGGAAACTACTGATTGCCCTAAATCTATCCATATTGTTTTAAAAGTTACAAAATACGAATCATCTGTATAAGTACCCCCATTCACAAAATCTCTATCATAATAATCTTGGTATGTACATATAGAACCCGCTACTTGACCAATTAGTAAATCTCTAGTTTCTGTAAATGCAAAACAAGAGGGATTCCTTTGTCCATTAAAAGTCCAACTTGTTACTCTAGGTGCTTTATTCGGAGTAAAGTGTTTCATATCAAAAGCATAAGTTACCTTTATTTCAGTAAAAGTTAGTAAATATACACCTTCGTTTTCAATGTACACAGCTTTTGAATTACTACCATCTAGTTGTATGTTTCTAATTAAAGTATCTTTAATATTTAATGAGTAATCTACAAGAGGTACTTTATCTAATTCAGTTGTTCTTGATAATGACCTAAGTCCAGTATCAGATAAGAACAATAAATCATCTCCTACTGCTTGAACTGTATCCCTTGAAGCACACCCAATACCTCTAATAACTTCCACTAAAGACATTGTAGAAGGGTCTGTAACTCCTTGATATATGGCGATATTTCTCTTACCGAATATAACCATTTGTCCATAGAAAGGAGCAATAGCTACTATCTCATCATTACCCCATACAGTTTTTAAGTCTAAGTAACCAGCAGCTCCTGAACCCCATTTGTGAGCATTTAAAGTATCAGAATAATAAACTACATCTTTCTCTTCTGATATTCCACCTACCCAGAGCCTGCCATAATATCCCATACCACAACTAGGATTGAAAGTAGTAACGCCAGAGGGGGCAGTATAACCACTAGCACTTGTTAATACAGTCCATGTACCACCATCATATTCTACAGGAATAGCTCCAGACTGAACACAATATGTTTCATTATTAAAACCAATCATCTGCCAATCAGAAGTAGAAGCTCCTGTAGAGAAAGAACTGGTCCAAGGTGAACTAGGTGCTGTAAAGTCTATTGTGTATATATTACCACCAACTGCTGCTAATGTAGCACCATCACCTTTATTCTCTGTGATAGCACCAACAGGTAAAGCTGCCGAACTAGCACCAAAGGTATTAGCTAATATGTTTTGTCTAAATCCTTTCCTAAAAGAAATCCTACCAGACTCTCTTAATACGATATTCTCAGCACTCTCAAGCCATGTAGCATCTAAAGTGGTAGGGTTTGCTTGAGTATTAATACCATTAATACCTAAGTTATCTAAAGTTTTATATGTTAAGTTAGCTGACATACCACTCCGATTCATATTGTGTATTACCACTATCTAACATAACAGCTTGACTTATAGCATCACTCGTTTCAGCAGCAGCCACACTAACATTAGTTCCACCATCTTCCCCTCTTTCTGAAATTGCTCTAGCCCAAGCTCCAAGGATAACTGGTTTTGAAGGTATCTTTAATGTAGTAGCTGCTAAAGTAAATTCATCTTGGTATTTAACTATATCGAAAGATAGGGTCTGAGACGAAGCTGGTTTAGGTTCTAGGTCTACTTTAAGATTATTTGAACTATCTGCTCCATTGAAAGAATAATACATAGGTTCCCCTGAGTTCTCCGAGGGGTACCTAGTTGAGTTCATATACTGCCTACTCACTTGCACTAGGTTATTTCCTGTATCTTGGTTAATTACATTTAATATCTTTATTTCTTGTCCAGAAGAAAGATTGTAATTTCTAGTACCATTTACTGTAGCAACATCCACAGTCTCTCGTAGAACTAACCAGTCATGATAAGTTTCTATATTTCTTTTAGAATCATTAATTAATGAACCAATAACTTTCTGATAATCTGTTATTGTAGAAGAGTCATTTATATCACCAGACCAATCTGTAGTAATAGTATCTTCTCTTAACCTAATTAAAACTTCGTTTATCAATTCTCTAAATGTCATATCTATCCTTTAATTATCTTACCCCATACAGAACATTTACCATCTACTATATCTATTACTTCTAATTGATGTGTTCCATCTTTAAACCATGTTACTATTCCAAAACAATGGTTCCAATTATGTAATCTTCCTCTTAACCATCTATTCTTCTCTGATGACATATCTTTTAAACATCCTAAAGATTGTGCAAATATAGCACCATCATGTAAGCTAGTACCCGAATATCTTTGTATATCATGCGTATGCCCATATATTAAATTAGTACCATAACTATCTAAATGTTTCTTGGCATGATTAACTGTTACATAAGCTCCATGTACAAAACTCTGCTTACCTATTGTTAGTACCTCATTATATCTTCTATATTCATATCCCCTATCCTCCCATCTACAAGCATCTTTAAAGTTATACTCATGTAAATAAGAGTGGTTCTCACCAAAACTATCTAACCATTCATCATGGTTTCCAGCTAAGATATAACGCTCTTTACATTTAATCTTATCAAGTACAGTATCAAACCTATCTATCTGTTTATTTACTTCTTTTATTTCTTCATCAACAAAAGGTAATTGAAACTCTAATGGTGGTAACTTCTTGCCTTTATACTTCCAAGCAGAGACAGATTCCCATTCTCCAA